TATGGCTTCTCCAGCCTGCTTTGTTCTTGGTCTTTGATTAACAGAGCCGCGTCTGACGTTTGCGGCGGTTACTGTAAGATCAGCCATTGTTAGTCTCCTCTAGTGCTCACGAGCACCCGTTAGTGCCTCACGCACGCCCTTTGAAACGGTTGAAGCGGTTAAACCAGTCGCGTCCTTTGAAACGGTTAAACCATTTGCCTCGTTCAAGCTGGAAGCGGTCAAACTGGAAGCGCTCAGCCTCAACTTCTGGCACTGGTTCTTCGTAGACTCCAGGTGACGAAGGGGCTGGCCGACACGCTCCGAACGTGAGGACGGCTCCCAAGATTAGTATGTAGGTTACTTCGTATAGTTTCATCAGCTGACTCCATTAAGTGAGAGTGGTGTGTTGTCAAGAACGCTTTGAAACGCCATTGCAGAAATAAAGATTGATCCCTCACGATTGATCCATGACTCGATTACTACTCCAACCATTTTGCCATTACGAATAACACATCCGCCTGACATGCCGCCTTGTACGAATGCTGTTGACTCAACGTAGCAGAAGAAGTCGTCTCGGTACACAGGTCTAGACGCAAATCCCTCAACGATTCCATGTCGTTGAACTTCATGTTCGCCCCATGCAAAGCCAGAGATAAAGTGCTTGTCTCCGACTCGAAGCGGAGCGTAGTCCATTTCGATTGGAGCGATACCAATGTCTTCAGACACGGTCAAACGGACCACGTCCAAGCCTTGGACGATCGGACCAATCTTTAGCTTAAGCATTCGCGTCCCGATCTGGACTTTATACGAGTAGTCTGGGTTGTCTACAACATGCAAAGCGGTTAGTAACGTCCTAGTGTCGATTACGGTGCAGGATCCAGCAGGCTCCTCACGTACGTTACCCTCGTAGGTCGGGATGCATCGAAAGATCCTTAACGTCTTCTTAGCGGCGTCCATGTCGACTACGTCTACTGACGGAACGAACAACCTCGAGGTTGGGCGAGCGGAAGCAACGTGCAGTACCGAGACAGTGCACAACAGAGCGAGGAGTAGTGAGAGCTTTTTCATAGTGTCCTTTCGTTAGATGACCGAGTACCAGTCATCAATTTTGCATGAGGGTATAACGTAGAAGTCGTGATAGTTTCTACAACGGAACGCTTGTTCCATCGTCATCAGTCCGAATCCTCCGTCACCCCAGCTGGCGTCTTGCGGTCCATAAATATGGCTGCGAGTTGGACCCCAGCTATTACGTAGGTCGGGATGAACGATGTCATCGCCTCCAACCCATTTCGCAGACTGAAACAAGCTAGCGTGATTGCCAGGTCCCTTGCCAGACTGTATGTATCCGTTACGCAATCGCATTGAAGCCTGTGTGACGTCCCATGCCATTACGACAGGTAGGTCTAAGGCTAGTGCAGTAGCGATAGTTTGTTTGAACGTATCGTAGTCTTTTGATACTACAAATGGTTCGTGTGTTATAAACCGTGATGCTTGCAGGTTAGCAAGTCGCAGGGTTGTTTGTGGCAGCCTACGTGAGTTGTAAGCCTCCTGTGGTATTACTGCAAGGTTTGTTCCGTCCGGCCCACTTTGCAGTGTTGTTGGTGCTACGCCTTTCTTACTGGCGAAGCGCATTCCATCATCGAGCATTGAGCCGGCGTCTTTGCCTCCGTTAATGTTCATGTACAAGTAGTTGTCAGATAGTGGAACGTGCTTAAAGCCTTGCTTCCATCGCGCCTGGTACATCGAGCCTACAGCAGCCGACGCGTTACACTTACCAACGCTACCTTGGTTGATCATCCACTTAGCCATTACTTCACGCATAAACTTGTATCTACTCACTCTGTCAGTGAGCAGCCTCTTGATCTGCGCGTCGTCCAGTAAGTCAATCTCTGGATAGGATCGGAAGCTAACCTTCATAAGTGGAGGCGTAGCTAACAGGCCCGTACCGACTTCAATTCCGTTTGGCAGCTTAAACATCAAAGTCTCCTAGAGTTGGGAACGCCATTACTTGTAATACGCTACCGTCCTTCACGACTGCCATGAATGGAACGGTTAATCCCGACGCTCGTGCCTTAGCGACTAGTGCTTTGGCTGCGAACTGATCATCGTCGAGAATTGTGAGGCTCTCGTAGCCCCACCAACTAACCGCTTCTCGTGCTCTGCGTATAACCATCTCTTGCTCCACTGTGGGAGACATGTTTTCGATAACAAACACAACGTGGCTGCCCTCAATAACTGGCTGTTTTGTTGGTGCCTGCAGCTGACTGACTATAGCGCAGACGCACACCAGCGCGAGAAGGACCCACGCTAGTGATATATCGGTGTTTAGTATGTTCTTCATAATAGTCCTAACCTTTTGCCAATCCACGCAACAACGACCGCGACACACAGGATGCCAATGGCAAGCCATATGAGCCCTTTGCCGACGCGCTCTAGCAAGTCGCCTCTAAATATTCGTTCTCTACGCTCCGGCTGGTAGTCATCGTAGGGGACAACGAATGGGTTACGTCTAAACCGATCACCGAAACCCTCGAGCGACGGTACTGAGTTCGCTGGTATAGATAGCACGGCGACGTACATCCCTATCACAAACAGCATTGAAGATAGTATGGGTCTCATTCTGTTGGCTCCTTACCTGTCATCTCCTCAACTAGAATCTCGAGGGCCTTGTTAGCTCCGTCGTGGGTTGGGATGTTCAGCTTGTCTCGTAGCGTTGTCATATTAAGGTTTGGAACTTCTTCAGCGAATCCTCTTGGGTCTTGTAGGATACGTGTGTAGAGATCCTTCAACATCTGCTGCTGAAAGTCTGCAAGAGGCGCGACAACTACTCGCACTTTGTTCTCGTACAGGCCTTGGCCATAGTTGACGCTAAGGTACTGATTGACCGCATGCCAGTTGAGCTGCTCTACTAGGTGCTCGTGTCTTAGCTGAACGTTAACCAATGCGAAGGTTCCGTGCTCTCCAGCTTCCGCCTTAGTGCCGAATTGGCCTTGCAGGATTGAGCGCTCCGGGAATCCAAAAGCGCGGACTAGCAGGTTGTCAAGGTACATCATTCTATCATTGAAGGGCACTTGAGAGCCGTACGCGGTGATTAGCTCGATCTCCCACGCATCAATCTGCTTAGCAGACTTTGCGTCCAGTCCAGTGAGCTGGCCAGAGAGCTTGCGAGGGACCGCCATGCGACCAGAAGACTCTAAGCTGTCTAGAATCTCGATAGCAATGTCGTAGTTGTCGATCTCTTCGCCGCCTCTTAGTGACGAGCCGATTGGGTAGTGAACGATCCAGTGGGCGCCAGCGACTTTTTGGTCGTAACGCTTTGCGGACTCGTTAACTAGTTGCTTATCGTCATAGGTTTGCTCGGCTGCGAACATGTCAGCCTCACCATAGTGGTACTGTCCTTCAACCCCTGTGTTGAACAGCAGGGAGTACTTGCGGTCAAGCTGAACTTCAGTGGTGGTGTCAACCGTAGCTTGCTTGAACCCGTTGAACGAGCCCTCATTAGTGATGCGAATCTCAGTCAGATCCTGCAAGAGCGGTTTGAACCTAACGACAGACTGTTCGCCGTCTTTGTAACCCCAGACCTTCTCATAGCCTTGCCATCCCCAATCAATCATACCTGTTAGGCCCGTACGGATTAGGTGTGTACGGTGTAGCTGGATCCAGTCGTTGGTAGCTCTGATGACTTCCTCAGGCACGCCGACGTCTCCTTCAACAGACCACGTGGTCATCATCGGAGGAGCGACTGCCGCACCGCGCACGAGCCGTATGGTAGGCTCTCTGCGCATGGCACGTACCTTTGTGCCCCAGTCTGACACGTTCAGCGTAGAGGTCTGAAACGTTAGCTCATCACTGTACGCTGACGAGTTGTAGAAGTAGAGTTGCTTGCCTGTTTTAGGCCTTCTAATTTTATCGGTTGCCAATGTGCACCTTGCTTACTTGTAAGACCTCTTGCACTACAGGTGGCCATAACGTGTGGATGATGTAGCCGAGTGCATCTGAGGAGTGTCCGCGGTCGCCATGATCATCTGCTGACCTTGTTCCAGGCTTATAGCTTCTATTTACCAGATCATCGATAAGATGTTGGCAGTTTTCTGAAATATAACATCGGACCTCCCCTAAGGCGTTTTTGAGCAGCGCGTTTGTGGCCGCAAACCTGTCAATTATGCTAGGGTTGGAGTCAGGGTAGTGGATATCACGATTCTCAAACCTAGAGTCGTTTAAAATTTGCGCGTAGTCTGAGAACGCGGCAGCGGTCTTTCTGGCCCTAGAGGATGCGTCCCCAAAGAAGTGCCAGCCTGCCGTGTGGTTCTCGTACCGGTGGTTAAGCTCGTTAAGTGCAGCTTGAGTGTTAGAGTTACGCAGGTCGAGCTCGTCGAATACGTGTAACGAGTTCCCGTACTTGTGACATATAACCCAGCGCATTGGATCAACGTTAAAGTCGGAGCCTACAATGATAGGCTCGTCTGGATTGTACTTGATGTTGCCTTTGATGTTCTTGTCTGACATAGAGTGAAAGATCATGCCTGAGATCGATTCCCAAGATGCTCCGTATTGCTCTGCGTAGTCTCGCTCATCAAGGTTCTGCTTAGCAAACCTTAGTTGCTCTGTGGTAAGGATCGATTCTGACTGCCATGTGAACGCCGTCACGTCCGGATCAGTCTGGGCTGAGTCGTAGAACTTCTTGAACTCTTGAGCGCCAGGGCCGAATCTTTTTGGTACGCCAATCCTCCAACACCACGCTTCGCGGTGAGACAGCGCCGGTAATACACTAATATCGAATGTCTTTGGTTTCTGGTCACTAGACTCATCAATAACGCACCCGTCCCATTGTTCACCTTCAATACGCTGAGGCTTGTCCATTCCTACAACATAAAGCTTAGTGTCAAAGATAGTTGCGATTGATAGTTCTGTTTCCGAGATTCCGTCCTTTCGAATCCACTCCTTAGGCACCAACGCTTTAATGTGTTCCCATGCTACACGTTTCGCTTGGTCACGGGTTGGTAGAGCGTAGAAGTAAATTGGATTGTGCGTATAGTGCTTCGGTTTGTAGGACAAGAACCTAACGATGCGCCGTCTGGCGAGTTCAGTTTTACCTGAACCACGACCAGCGACTACCGCAGCGAATCTTGTCTTGCAGTTCCAAAGCTCGTTCTGCACTGGATGGTACCTTAAGGTGGTCCACTTGTCAGTTAGCATATCAGCTTAGTACCTCGAATGTGCCCTCACCAGGAACGAACGAACTCGTGCCATCGGTGACGGTTAGTTTAAACGTATATTGGGCGCCAACTCCCAGACTACTGGTATCTGACTCAACCAAAGTGACAAGAACAGCTTGGTTAGGCCCAGCAGCATCAAACACCTCCACAGTCGTAACCGAGAAGGCTGCGGAACCATCAAGTCTATCAACAACCACAAACGAACCAGCTGTGAATCCAGTAAGATCGGTGTCGTTAGCATCAACGAGCCAACGCTTCTTGCTATGCGCCACGCCCACGCTGTTGTAGTCCGCACCGCGGTGGACCTTAACGTATTGATCATGATAGTCCTCGGTCTTAACCTGTACGATTGGGTTACTAAGTAACGAAAGAATCTCAGCGATGTCCTCCGCAGCCTCTGAACCGGGCACGGACCTAAACCCACGCTCTACCGCTTCGTACGTTGCAGTGTCTGCTAAGGTCACAACCTCCCACACTGCAACTGAAGCTGTTCCATACAGCGCATCCAGTAGATACTCTGCTGCAGGTAGGTCGGTGTAAGCGGCTAGGTACACGCCCTTCCTGTTCGTTGCTTCTGTTGCAACTACTGAGTCCACCTCAACGTCCGACGCTATCGCGAATACTTTCGCGGTAAGCGTCAGGCCTGAGGGAGCTACGAATTCTACTGTTTGTGTTGCCATGGGTTATACGTCCTCTTGAGTGTAAAGTGAGCCGTCTTTGTTGTATTCGATGGTCACAGGTGGCATCAACCTAGTTAGATCGACGGCCTCCGCTTGGCCTAACGAGGTTGCAATAGCTACGAGCATCTGGACCCTAGCGTATGCAACCCCCATGAACGCCTGGGCGTCCGTGCCCATTGCAGCCAGGATCTCCAAGCCACTCGGCTTGCCGCCTTCTGTGGAAGGGTTGCCCTCTTCGTCACGATTCCGAAACCAGAACCTGTCGGAAGCTGAATACGCATCGCTCAGTAACTTATCAAAGGTTTTGTTTGCTTCGAGAAGAAAGCCAGCGGCTAGCAGCTCCGCTTCTGGAGTCTCGTTTACTTTTTGTGCAAATAGTGGCATGTTAGTGTTCCTTAGCTGGTGTGAGTGTTTGATTAAGATTTCTCTAGCTTTGGTCGAACTTCGGTTCGCTGTCCTCAACATTCTTGATTAGCGAAGAAAGAAGTTCCGCCTTCTCCTGCAACTCCAAGAACTTTTTAACCGGCTCTAGAGTAGCTAGGGTTTGAAGTTGAATTGAGATGATTTGAAGTTGTTGTTTATTTTCGTCCACAGTTTTTTCCTTATTAAAAGTTAACCTGCTGAAATTGTCGCGACTCCGCTATTGTTCCAAAGCCTACCAGCTACGAGCGGGTCTGATGTTGGTAAGCCTGTAAAGTCTACATTTGCTGCCATGACTACATCGCCAGTGACATCTAATTCGCCAGTAACGTTTGTGTCGCCAGTCTCGACAGTTGTAGCTGCCGTGAGAGTTAACGAGTCGTTGGATCTAATCTCCCTCGCACAGACTTTACGCCAGTTGTTGGTAGATAAGCCGCTATCAAGGCTGTTGTCAGTGCTAGGGAACTGAACCCTGTCGATCCTCATGCCAGTGCTCACAGCAAACATCAGCGAATTACCACCAACTTTAAATGAGATGGCTGTATTCTTGACTTCGACGAAGGTGTTTGTGGGATCACCACCTGCATAACGAACGATGTCGCTAGAGGTAGCATGGGTTCCCGCCGACTCAGCGTATACCTGATGACGACCTGCTACGGATGCGTCAAAAGTCAGCCTGTTATAATTGCTGGCATCCGTGTATGCGTAGTATGCAGACATACTTGCTTGAGAAGACCCAATTAGATCTAATTTTCCTGCACTGCGTCTGCAGAGCTTT